GAAAATAAATGGGAAGTAATTGAAATTTCTTCTTGACATTTTCCGAATATTGGTTATAATAATACCGTTCCAAATTTAGAGGATTTGTGTAACGGTAGCACACCGGACTCTGACTCCGTTTGCGGGGGTTCGAATCCCTCATCCTCTGCCAAAAGAGAGCCAAGCGAACACGGTTGCCGAGATTTTAATTTCGGCTACTGGGTTCGCTTTGCTTTATCCATTGACGGAATAGCTAAGCAGGAGGTATTATCCTCCTGCTTTTTATTTTGCATAACCGTTTCCGTGATAATCTAACAATATCCAGACAAAGTTTCCATTTTCTGGTATTTTATCACCGAAGGAGCGGCTGCACATGATAAAAATTTTACTGTCCAGGAAACTTGGCGAAGTTCGATGGACACAGGCGGACCTTGCAAGAGCTACCGGAATCAGGCCGTCAACTATCAACGAATACTACCATGAGTTGACCTCCAGAATGAACCTGGAACATTTGGATTTGATTTGCGATGCCTTGGAGTGCGATATTAGCGATATTCTGACAAGAGTAGAAACCGATGTACCAGAGAAGGCAATCCGCCATGTACACAGCAGATAAGGTATCTGCTCCTATTATGCAAAAGCCCGGACGATTTGTCCGGGCTTCTTCTATTTTTCAGTTTTCGTATCCTCGATAAAGATATTTTGCCCATCCGGTAGAACGAAAGCAAGTTTACAGCCGGTAAACTCCGCAGCCGCAATCAAGTCTTTTGCCGACCAGCTGTCCCTACTCATCTTATTGGCCATACTCTGACCGGTCATATTAAAAAACGCTGCAAGTTCAAACTGTTTCTTGCCGCTTAGTGATAGAATCGCTTTTACTTTCTCTGATACCACTGCAATACACCCCCCTCTTTTATTTTTAATATACACCATTATGATTATATATGTCAATAAATATTTTTATAAAATAATCAAAAAAGTGTTGACAATATACTCAAAATAGTGTACTATATACTCGTAAGGCAGAGAACAAAACCTCTTACAGAAAGGAGCGAGGTGAGATGACAGAGATGCAAGTCACGGAGGCTCTGCTGAGAGCAATCTTGGAGCTGATTGAGAAATGCGAAACGCTTGATGAGCTGAGAGCCAGCGTAAAGCGAATCATGGGTGAAGCAAAATAAAAAGTAGCGGCCGCCCCGTCAAGAACGCCGCTACTCCACCGAAAAAGGTGCGCCGGGAGCCTTACCCCGGCCACCTTGATTCTACTATAGTAAGGCAAAAAAATCAAGGAGGAAAACAGATATATGATGATGTCCGAATTCATTGACCGCACCGGTTTCACTCCAACTTATGAGGAGTATCTGAAAATTGAGGAAGCCTATTACAGCTTCGAGGGGAACAAAGATGCGTTCTGCAAAGCATTTGTTGATTGCAATGGCGAGAAGCGTGTATACGCTTTGAGGGCAACGAGAATTGAGCAGCTCAAGAGCCAGCTGCTCGAAAGTGACCGTACCATCAAGGAGGTTACCGCCGACTATGAGCAGAAACTCCGGCGGCTTCAGGTGGAACTGGATAGAGAACTTTTGTGGAAGCCGTGTGAAAACGCTGGTACGACTATGAACCAGAAAGATTATGAGGCACTGCGCTCCGATGGCCGGGTTTTATCTGACGATGAAGCAAGAGCGTATGTTGCCGAGGAATGCGGGTTCTCCCGTGAGAGAATCCACATCCTGCATGATGCCAGCACTTATGAAGTGAACAAGTATTGCCAGCTTCGCAAGTCCAACACCTTCAACCGTGCGCCTGTATATGAATCCTCTGACTGGAATTATGTACGCTTCGATTGTGGATGTCGGATGTACGAGCTGGTAAACGGCGAACTGCAATTCTATTGTTGCTAAACTATCACCCGCCCCGGAGGTTACGAAGGCAAAAAGGATTTACAATGGAAAAATTACTATATCACACCTTCCGTGAGGGTTATGGCATCGACCAGATTCGTCACACAATGACCGTTGGTGAGTTGGTCGAATATCTTGGAAATTTCGATGAAAATACGCCAATCTACTTGAGTTTTGACAATGGCTATACCTATGGTGGGTTCACCGAAGAACGTTTTGAAGAAAATTATGGAGAGGAAGATGAAGATGCAACTTAACGATTTGCTTACCAATTTTTATGAGAATGTGACTGTATGGATTTCCGAAGACCCTTCTAAGAGTGAAGGCATCTATTTTGGGGCAGTCGGTGACGTGAAGCTTCGTACTGCGGCTCCCTATGATGTTGTAGAAATCTACCCAGAGCATTACCCCGCCATAGGAAATTACGTCGGCATTACAGTGATTGTCAAGAAAAGAGGGGCTTGAATATGAACAAAATTCGCCGCAAGAATCTGCAGAGCATCATTGACAAACTGGAAGATTTGAAAAGTAGTTTGGAAGAATTGCAAGAAGAGGAAGAGGATTATCGTGACAATATGCCGGAGAATTTACAGGGCAGTGAACGATATGACCGTGCCGATGAGGCCGCTTCCAATATTGAGGATGCCGTAAGCAGCATCGAGGAAGCTATCAGCAGTATTGAATCCGCTGTTGAGTAACATCACATTGGCTGTGCTATCGGCCTGACGGGCAGGAAGGACGACACCAATGACTTACGAATGGCACTTTACCCCGGATGCAGCTGACATTGCAGCTTGCAATGGTGCTACGCTAGGCTGCCAGAGCGGTGACAGCTGGACGAAAGAATCAACAGCAATCTGGCATGGGAAGAAGTGGTTGAAGGAAACTGGTCGAACTGGAACGATTACAGCAATTCCGCACGAACCAGCATCAACAGTATCGTATATCCTAGATGTTTGATTCATCCATATGAGTTTAATGGGTATGCATCTCAGTACACAGATGGATGAAGCCCTTCGGGACTTTGGAAGAATCCCCCTCCCCGTGGAGGAGTGGGCACTTGCCAAGCTGTGTAAGGAGAAATCCAAATGAGCCGCAGCTGGACACCGGAAGAACTGGAAATAGCCAGCAAAGCAATGAAAGCCTCCGGGTATATGAGCTATGAAGAATTCTGTGAGGCACTGGACAACGGCTATTTCACAATTGCAGCCCCATCCGGGGCGCTCACAGACGATGAACAACCCGAAGAAGGTTGATAATAGGCAAAAAAGAAAAGCCCCCTACAAGGAGCCTGTACGGTTCCCTGTAGGGGGCAAAGTCTTACTCGGTGAGCAGTCCACTTTCCTGCCGATCACCAAGATCGGCAAGCATGATTTGCTCGCCATCGTCGGCGGTGTGGGTCTTGGGGAGCGCATAAACTGCGGCCTCAATGGCGCCGTCAATGATTTTCTTCATGTCCTCGGTCACATCCACGCCAGCTTCCTGCAAACAAATATAGACAAGCTGGGCAGCTTCCGCTTTACGCTGGTTCTCCGGGATTTGGCTGGATTTATACAATTGCTCGGCGGAGTCAACTGCCTTCTGGGCATATACCAAAATTTTGTCAATCAAGTCAATACCGGGAGTGTCGGGGAAAAGTGCCTTTACTGTATCAGTTAGGGTGTCCAAGGCAGAGATTGCCATGTCGGCCTTTTTAATCGTTCCAGATACGTCTACTCCCCGCTTAATCAGCGCAGGCAGCAGCCAGAGGATGCAAAGGGCTACCGAAACAGCAAAAATAACAGCTGCAGCAAGCAGCAGTACAGGGTTATTCAAAACAATATCCATAAAGTTTCCTCCTAATTTAATCATCATCGTGCAGGGCGTGGATTCCCAGCCCCGTCAACAGATTTTTTTGTTCATGCTTTACTTTTGCGGCATAGTCCAAAGCCTTGTGCATATCACCGTTGCAATGGGCATCCGGGATGCGCTGGACTGCACGGGCGGTGGCCTCTGATAAAGCGATAGCGCCGTTAATGGCGTTAATCATCACAATGTCAAGCTGTTCTCGCTTTTTCTCCCTCTCGTCCGCTCGTTCTTCTGCGGCCTTCTGCTCGGCTTTTCTTTCTTCCTCCCTGGCATCAATTCGCTTTTCCATCCGGCGAATGAAGAAGCCTGTCAACGCTGCTGGTAGCCCCAGGGCAGCAATCAGCAGCCAGGGAGCGCTATTGAGAAGTTCCTGAATCATCGGAAACGCCCCCTTAGATATTGACATGGAAAGAGCCACTGGAAATCTTGTACCAGTAGGCAATCTTCCCGCTGGCCTTGGCTGCGGTCAGGTAGGTGGAAATCGCAGAATCAGTGATACCAGGGATGGAAAAATCAGCCGCCCTCCCCTGTTTGTGAGTGCTGTTGGCCGCAGAACCCGAAAGCGTGGCGTTGTACTTGTCGCATCGGACTCCAGACCCGCCGGAATGACCATCCGGGGGCACCACAATTACGCCTTTGCCGAAATGTTCCCGCATTTCGTCCATGAAACGCACCAGGCCCTCTTTCGGCTCTACGGGGAAGCCGTTGCACCACTTTCCGCAGGGACACCGAAATTCCGTGCGCGTGAAATACTTAATATCATCCCAGAACGTCCCGGTTTTGGCGCCGGTAGAAGTGCCCGTGCTGGCAGGAGTGGTAGTGGGTGCGGTACTTCCGGTTGAGGGTGCAGTATCGTCTGCCTTTTCAGGTTTAAAAATATCATGGTCGAAATTGTACCGTGCCTTTTCCTCCGTTTTCGGTCCCCAGAGGCGGTCATGGGTCAGCCCGTTGTCACGCTGGAAATCCTCAATGGCATCCGCAGTCATTGTCCCTCGGATGCCGTCCGGGCTCCCGGGATTATACCCCAGATATAGCAGCACCAACTGCTGCCGATATGTGTTCATCATACAATCAATCCTTTCTCCCAGCAGATTCCCTCATTGCTGCAATCTGCCGCTGCTTCTGTGTTTATGTGCTTCCAGCCGCCCCCTGCAATGAGCAGAGCGGCATAAAACCGTTCTTCCATATTCAGCCCTTTCAAAAGAAAACAGCCCGTGGAGGCTCCCACAGGCTGCTCAGATGAACTTATAATGTGGCGCTTCTTCTCCCCATAGCCAGTGCCGGATATAATCATCCAACACAATGGCAACCAAGGATAATCCCGCCCAGGCCAAAGTAAATTGCGGGCAAATCTGGCCGAGGATATTTCCGGGCAGCCGGGAATAATCCCAAATGTCCAGTTTCAGCCAGAGGTTCAGAACACACCCGGCCGCAAATTCTGTGGCGGTCACAATTCCCGTTCCTGTGACGATTTGCCAGAGCAGAGGCATCTCCCAGGGAATCCAGTTGTTGAGCCCTCCGAGCAGCAGGAACAGCGTTCCACCGAGGACAGCCATTGTCCAGTGCGTATGCCCTCGCCACATGATTTCAATGGCCGCATACAGCATAGCGCCAAATAGAAAAAGCACCAGGGCTTTT